CAAGTCGTAGTATGCGAGAGCGAGGTAAATATCAGATTCAATGTATGAAAAGTCGTAGTTCAACGGGTGTAGGCATGAAAATTGATTTAGAGTATAATATTGAAACTATGCGTATTAGTGACAATGGTGGTGACGGTGAAGATAGTTATAAACCACAACCTAGTGCTATTGATATTATGAATAAATTAAAACCACAATCTACACTACAATCAACAGAACCTATTATTGACCAAAGTACAGGTGAGATATTAGAGCCTGAAAACAAGAAAGTTGTAGTAGATGTTCAAGGGTCAAAATTGAAGAATTTGCTTAACAGTTTAAAGAAATAAACCTTAAAATAGATAAATACTATTAGGAAACTATTATGCAAAAACAAACTCGCAGCCTTCTGCAGGAATTGGAAGCTATCGGCAATAATCGTGATACAAGTCATGTTATTGAGAGTAGAGCCCACAATATCATTACCAGTGCAATCAATCTATTAGAGATGATTAATAGAAATTATCCTAAAGAACAAGCAGAGATATTAGAGAGAAAGTTGCTAGGGGCGATTAAATCCCGTGACCAAGGCAAGTTCTCTAAATCAATAAAGAAGAACAGCGACAAAGAGCAGTTATGAATTTAGCGGAAACACTAGCATTACTTAAATCTAAAATTGACAAACTATCTATAAACGAAGATAAGGGTCATTTAGACCACCCAGAAGATTTAATCTTTTTAGGTGGAAGTGAAGGTGCTAATCGTGCAATACAATCTATAATTGCTACAGTTAATAATCCAGCAACAGTTACAATAAAATGGGATGGATATCCTGCATTGATATTTGGACGTAATAGTTCAGGTAAGTTTAGTATTATGGACAAACATATGTTCAATAAGAAAGATGGCACTGGACGGCAAGTATTCAGCCCAGAACAGTTTGTTCAATATGACCAAGCACGTGGGGTAGAGCGTGATAGTTTATGGCCTATTATCAATGAGATATGGCCTGGATTAGAAAAAGCTAGCAAAGGTGCTAAAGGTTATTATTGGGGTGATTTGTTATTTCATCAACCGTTAAATGACCAAAATGGTAGTTATGTTTTTAAAGCTAATCCTAATGGTATTACTTATAAAGTAGATGCCAATAGTTCAGTCGGTCAATTGATGGGTGGAAAACGAGCAGGCATTGCGGTACATCAATATATTGATCCTAATGCTATGACAACAGATGATGCTGTTACGTTGAATGGTAACATAGGGCAATTGAAGAATAACATTAGTAAAGAATGCACAGAATGCAATTAAGAAATATGGTCCTGCAGTAGACCAATTAATGAATACTGCTCCTCAAGCACGTAATACATTTAATCAATTATTTACTGTATATATTAACAAGAAGATTGTTGCTGGTGATTTAAACAATTTAGCTAGTGGGTTTATGGATTTTGTAGAAGCTAGACCCATGACAGATAAAATGAAAGCTAAGATTTCAGAACATTTAAATCAAAACAAAGATGCTATAATAGGTGCGTTTACTATATGGTCTGCACTATACACTCTTAAAATGTCTGTAGTTAATCAACTTAATAAAGCCGCAGAAGTTAGTCCGGTTAAAGGATATTTACAAGATGGTACCGAGACACATGAAGGTTTTGTAGCAAATGGACTAAAATTTGTAGATAGAATGGGTTTTAGTCGTCAAAATTTAGCCGGAAGATAAGCCCAAATCCTGGATTTTTTTGTTCCAGGCATAAATAATAGTAGAGCTATATGCTCACAAACTTAAAGGAATTTTATCATGGCACAATTTACACGCACAAACGGTGACTATCTACCAGTTATTAACTACGATAGCCCAGCTTATACTAACTCTGGTGTTAACGCTGTTACTTCAGCCGCAACAGTTCAACCTCAAGGTCCTAAGTTAGACTTTTTCACTATCACTAAAGATACTGGAGCTTTCACTACAGCTAATATCAACACAATCGTTCAAACGGTTCAACAATTAGCTACAATTTACATCTATGAGTACACAGACGCTTCTGATGACACATTCGCAATGGCTATTTATCCAGTAGGCGCATGGACAACAGCAACTATGGACACAGCAGTTACAGCCGCTGGTGTTGCAGTTACAGTTGCCGCTTCTGCAACATTCACAGGTTAATTTTTAACTTGAATAAAAGGACCCGAGAAATTCTCGGGTTTTTTTACCTCTATTAAATAGTAGTATGAGTTTTACTATTACTTGCTACACGCTATTTGATATTACACCTACTGGTGTAATGAATAGACATCGTCCTGTAGTTGATGAAGAAATACCAAATTGGTTACTACGAAGAAACACGCAATGTAATTTTGATACGGTAGTACAATCAATTTCATTAAGAAGTCAACCTGACGTTAGAAGAAAACCAGAAAAAATACAAATACGTTTTGATCAATTTACTAACTTTGGATTTTTATACCAACAAATTGAAAATGAAACTTATGATTGTTGGTCATTTGACTTTGACATTCAGCATCCTAGTGTGTTTAATGATGGTATAAATGAGTTAGGATCATTATATAGTGATTGTGATACAGTTCCTATGATTAAAACCGATACAGCTTGGAACAAACTTCCTGCGTTTTTGGATACATCAGATGAACTTAGAAATATATATTTTAAAGTTGTAAACTATGGTTAAACGTAATAATCCAGAAAAACAGTTGGAAAGGTTAATGAAAGCTGACTTCCTAGGGGAAATAGAAGATATTATTATTTTTCAAAATACTGATGGAAGCTATGAACTATTCAATACATATCACATTGATAAAACAATAAAAAATGAATATGTTGTTACAATGTCAACAACATTTACTACACATTCATTTAATGAACTAAAACATGCTGTGGCTTGGTGTACTTATGATAAACGAAATTTATTATATCAATCTGAACGGATATTATTATTGGATAACTTACTAGCAGGGTTAGATGTTGACATATCATTACATACTAAAATATTTAAAAATACTAAAAATTCCAATGACAAATTGATTTTTTTAGCCAAATTAAGTGAAGATAAACTGAAAAAAAAGCTGATTACTGATGAATTGTATACTTATATTAACGATTCTAAGCGTTGGCAGACTAACAGATTTAACAGAAAACCCGTACAATAAAACAAAAAAGATAAATACTTTATATTAGTCTTGGAATATAACTATGAAACTAACTGAATTTGACAACAAAAAAATATCAACTGCTAAACAGGCGTTGAATGAACACTATTCTCTTCCGTTCAATACAAAGAGAATGACCGTTACGGAAACTAAGTCTATGCTTAGTAAAGTTCGCGGATTGATTAATGAAACTAAATCATCTGCTGAATTTTACCAAAGCCAAACTAGTCCATCGTACATGAAACTAGTGTTTATGGAACAAGCATTAGCTGACCATTTTAGCTATTTGCAATCACTACCCAAAACTCGTATCGTTGTAGAAAACGAAGAAGTTGAGAAGTCACAGGTTGTTCTTGCAGCCCAAGACATGGTAGACCAAATACAAAAGATGGTTGAAGAAGTATCTGATATGCTAGTAAAAGAATTACCAGCATTAACATCAGGTGTTCAATCTGAGATCGGTGTGAATGAAAGTGAATCTTTCAATCAACAAGTTACCGAAGCATTAACTTCTGTACAGGCCGCATTGACACAAAGTAAAGGTACAATGCAATCTGCATTGAATGGCATTACTGGTCAAGGCGGTGATATGATGGGCGGTAACCCTGCTGATAACGCATTTGGCGATGATTCAGGTGATATGTCTGCTGATTTAGATATGGATATGTCTACTGATGACGGTGAAGATGAATTCAGCGTTGATGATGATGTTTCTGTTGAAGAACCAGATGAAGAAATGCCCGTTGCAGGCGCAGGCCGTGCAAAGAGATAATGAGATTATTTGAGCTTTCAAATCCAAACCCACTATTAGTAAGATTAGTTGCTGTCACAAGTCAGTTAACTAGCGATATTGATAGTGGTGTTGAACATTCTGACTGGTCAGTTGATGAGTTATTAAATTATTATAAAGATAACGATATCATATTAGCCAAAGAAGATTTGTATGATATGATTAAAAAGCCACCATTGAAGAATAGTATTACAAACATTCAAGGTGATAAGGTTATATTTAAAGGTCAAGAGACCCCAGTAGAACCTGAAGAAGAAGATAGTAAAAAAGTTGTCAAACAAATGGCACAAAAAGCAATGAAGTAAGATGATAACAATCACTGAAAAAGCTTCAAACAAAATAAAACAAATAATAACAAAACGTGGTAAAGGTCTAGGAATACGAATAGGCGTCAAGACCACAGGTTGTAGTGGTTTGGCATATGTTTTGGAATATGTAGACTACTACAAATATGATGAATCCATAATAAATTACGCACAACCTAATTTTATTGTGTTAGTAGATAAAAAACATGATGTTTATTTAAAG